AGATCAACGCCACGCTTTCGGAATCCTCGGAGATAATGAGGGATAACCTTATATTAAAGGTAGGATTCTGCCACGGGGACGATGAGACTTACGGCACCGAGGACTTGCCTCTTGCCTTCGAGGTCAGCGAGACCAACACCTTAAAGCTGTCCTGCTCGTACCAATTCCCTGTATTTTAGCGTGTCCTTTCCTTACGGGTGTCTCGCTGGTATCTTTGCGTAAACATTGATTAACAAGATGAAAGCAGACACATTCCAACTGGCAAGGGACATCGTTCAGGGAAAGTGGCTGGTCTCCAATCCGGAGCAGCTGCTTCCTATCGCTCGTGCTTTCCTCAGCAAGACTCCGGTTGAGATGGAGGTGAAGTCGGCGTTGGTCTCCACCGTGGCCGATTCCGGTGCTGGGGCCGGGAAAGCCAAGAGTGTCGCCATTGTTCCGCTTCACGGCACAATGACCAAGTACGACACCTGCGAAAGTTACGGAACCACGTTCATAGCAAATAAACTCCGGGAGATGGCCGATGACGACAATGTCATCGGTATCGTCCTGGACATAGACTCCCCTGGCGGAAGCTGTTCGGCCATTCCTCCGATGCTTGAGGCGATCGGTTACGCCAGATCCAAAGGAAAGCCGGTCTATGTCCACGCTGACTGTTGCGCTTCTGCCGCCTACTGGGTGGCTTCACAGTGCGACGCCATCTATATGGACAACGACCTTTCCGAGGTCGGTTCCATCGGCGCTATGGCGGTCTTCGTTGACAATTCGGCCACCAACCCATCCACCGGCGAAAGGACTTTAGTAGTCTATGCCGATGAGTCCTCAGAGAAGAACAGGGCCTATAGGGAAGCTCTGGCCGGAAACTTCGAGGCCGCCAAGGCGGAGCTCAAACCGCTGGTGGAGCAATTCCAGAATGCGGTCGTGTCCGGAAGGCCGAATATTCAGAAAGAGGAGAAAGGAGTTCTGAGCGGCGCGATGTTCGGCACCGCTGAGGCGTTGCGCCTGAATATGGCCGATGCCAAGAAGACCCTTTCCGAGACCATCGAGGCGGTCTTCGCACTCACAAGCGTTTAACCAATCTTTTTCATAATGGATAAGAAAACTCTCAACAATTCCAAGATGGGCCGACTTGTGGCCCGTCTCTTCGGCAAGAGCGAGCTTGACGTCAAGGACGGCAAGGTTTCCCTTTCCGATCAGGAGCGGCAGAAGGTTCTGGAGAACTACGGCCAGGACTTTCTCGACAAACTGGAAAGCATCAACCTCGATGAGGAGGGTGATGCCGTGACCCTTTTCAACGCCGCCGTGGCCGCCAAGACAGATGAGGCCACCAAGGCACTTAAAGAGCAGGTGAAGAAGCTTCAGAAGGACGTTGTCTCATTGGCTTCCGAGCCGGAGCCTAAGCCGGTTGCCACGGCAGTTCCTGCGTCCAAGGAGGCCAAGGTCTTTGCCATCAATATGGCGGCGGCACACAACAAGATCGTGAAGGAAGCCCTTGATTCCGTCAATCCTTACGCTTTCACGGCGATGGAAGACGCGTCTATCGACATCACGGATCTCAACGCCGAGTTCAAGATGACGATGCCTCCTAAGATGAAGTTGGAGCTCCTTAACAAGAGGATCTACAACGGATTCGACGACGCCAAGCATATGACCCGCATCCAGTCCAACACGGACTACATCGCAAGCGCGGCCATTATGTCCGAGGTCTCACAGCAGTTCACACCGAAATGGACTCCTAAGGGAGCGGCCAAGTTCACTCCGATCAGGATTCCTTATCGCCGTCACAAGCTGAACGTGCTGATCCAGCCGGCCGATGTGCTCAAGAGCTGGCTGCTCTATCTCTACGAGCAGGGCAAGACTATGGCGGATATGCCTATCACCCGCTACATCATCGAGAACCACATCCTGCCTAAGGTGCTGGATGACATCACCATCTCGATGATCGCAAAGGGTAAGTTCATCGATGCCGGCGTTGTAGCTGACGGTGACGCGGGCAAGGCCGCCAAGAACTCTATGGACGGTTTCGAGACCATCCTTGTGGAGGGCAAGTCCGATGAGAACTGCAAGATCAACTACTACAAGGCGGCAGCCGACCCGATGGCGATGTCGGACTCCGAGCTCCTCGCCTACATCGACGGCTTCGTGGACAGCATCTCCGGACTGTTCGCCCACATCGTGACCATCCACTGCTCCGAGCAGTTGCTGACACGCTACAAGAGGGCTGACTTCGCCGTGAACGGCAAGTACACCGGATTCGAGAATGACGGAAGCATCCGTTTCACGAACTTCCATCTCGTGCCTCTCAAGTCAATGTACAACTCCCCTATCATCTTCGCGACTCCAAAGGAGAACTTCGTGGAGCTTGTGGATCTCTCAAAGGCGGAGAACTGCATCGTCAAGATTGAGGAGCAGAACTACGATGTGAAGGTGTTCGGTGAATATTCCCTCTCAACGGGATTCAAGATCGCCGAGGCTGTCTATGCCGCTGTTCCGGACGGCTACACTCCGGTCGAGAGCATCGTTTCCGATGTTCCGGACACCGACAAGTGGGAGAACGGAAAGAAGGCTGCTGACAACACCAAGGATCAGGGTTCAGATACCAACCAGGATCAGGGTCAAGGCGGTGCATAACCAAATAACAAGCGTGAATTATGGCTTACGTTAAATCATCAATTCCAAGACCTGGTGACGGCGCTGGTTGCGCCGCCACCAGAAAATCACAGATCATCCTCGTAGATGTGGAGGATGTCGCCAGCGAACCGACAAGAGAGGTTGGCAACTGCGTTGTAACTGGAGACCTCACATTGAAGACCGGCGCAAAGGCAATCTCCATCTATGCCACGGCTTCCACGATTCAGGTCACCGAGGAACTTTCCGGAGATCCGGACGCCGAGGGAATCAAGACCGGTATCGTGTTCGACCACCCGGGCAACTCAGTGGCCATCAAGAATTTCATCGAGATCTTCAAGAACCGTGGCGTGATCGCCATCGTGCAGGAGTGCGACGGAACAACTGCTGGCCGTCCTCAGATTATGGGACGTGTCTGCAACCCGCTCAGGTTGTCTCTTGAGACCAAGATGGACGGTGAGGCGACCAAGAGGACTCTTACCTGGAAGCAGGCGTTGCCTGACAAGTTCCTGGCCGGTGAATATGCCGGAGAGATGCCGGAGATCGCCGAGGACGCCACAAGCGCGACCGGAGGAGCTTAGCGGATGTCTAAGATCGACACAAAAGCCGTCGAAGGCAAGGTTGCGGGCAACCCTGTAAGCGGTGGAACGAATCTGGTTGTCTGTGCCTACGAGGGCACGGACGGCCAGTTGTCCAAAGTCTGGGAGAAGATGACAGGTGTCAAGCCTGTTGTCATCACGGTTGAACCGGACGCTGACATCCGTGACATTCTTGCCGGAATCATCGCCGACAACAATATCTCCGATGATTTCATCCTCGTGCCGGCCAACTGCGTTCCTTGCGCCAAGATTTCCATCGGAGAACTGGCCACACCGCTTGTGTTCCTTGACGTTCAAGGCAACAAGGTTTTCAGCGAAAGGCTGCCGAAACCGTTCTCCAAGGAGAAACTCGTGGAGATGCTTCCGGCGCAAGACCAGACAGCGGAGGAGTTCCTAAAGGACTACTTCAAGAAGAATCTCCATAGACCAATCGAGGCCGGATTCCGGTTCGGCAACATCGTGACTCCGGTCTATCGCGCGAATCCTTGCGAACATCTTGTCATCGAGGCGTTCGTCCGCAAGAAGTTCGTGTTCGCCACTCCTCAAGGCTATGCGGCCATCACACATCTGATTGACCAGTACCTGCTGAATGAGTAACGAGATTGACAGATGGATATGTTCGGGAGCCGAGGTCACTGAAGGACTTCGGCTCTTGAGCATATACGCGCCCAACAAGTGGCTCGACGCTCTTGTCAGGAAGGCGCCGAAGGAATATTCACACCTCCTGAAGAAAGCTTTGCTTCCGTTCGCCACAGAGGTTCCGTTCTCGCAGACATTGACGAAAGGCGGGCGGTTCCGGGAAGACTGGCCGTTCCTCTCCGAACCTGATTGCCCGACCGAACTGAAGGCCCTTGCCGCGGATATGATCACATCGTGGCACAACTATGTCAACGCCCACGAGGATCTGTTCAAATGCACCACTCCGGAAGAGTGCTTCGAGGCCGCGGAAAAAACGGTAAGAAATTTTTATCAAAATTCAGTTTCCCGCACTGAATTTCAATACTACAAGGAGCATCACCGGATTCTTGGCAAACATCCGATTTTCGCCTTGACAAAGAAACTGGATAATCTGAGACGAATGCCGATCACCGAGCTAATCCGGAAAAGGCGCAATGTCCAGGATTCCATCTGGCGCGCGGAGCGGGAAATCAAGAAAGGCGACCGCCCTGACCTGAAAGTGTCAAGAGAGGAAAGGCTTTCCCGCCTGAAGATGACGCTCGATGAGATAAACCGAATGA